CGACACTGGCGAATACCTTTCGCCTTCCATTGACAAGCAAGTGGGGCTTGGCATTCTTGGTTTAGCGAATTTCCTTTCCATTCATGACATCTCCTACGAAGATTTTGGCAAAGCTTTGGAAGCTTATCTTGATGAGGATCCTCATCCTTGGTGCCATCATTGGACTGATCAACGTGCTGGCGACGCCGTAGCCGCCATCCAATTAGGTTTGCTTGGTGCTGCGGACATTGCCAGGCAGCATGGTATGGAACGTGCCTTTACCATTGCTCCCACTGCTTCATGCTCTTATAGGTATTTGGACTCTAGAGGCTTTACGACTGCTCCTGAAATTGCTCCTCCCATCGATCAAATTATTGACCGCGATAGCGAGACGATGGGTGTGGAAAGATTTGAATACGGGCCAGTGGAGATTGCAGAGCAAGTGGGCTGGGAAGCATTCAAGAAAGTAGCTGATGGCATTGTTGAGCTGATGCGCCGCACTGGTCTTTTCCATGGCTATTCCATGAACTGGTGGTCTGATATGACCGTTTGCGATGAAGCTTTTCTTCGCGAATGGCTTGCCAGTCCTCAATCGTCTATTTACTATGCGCTGCAAGTGCAATCAGGCACACAAGCAAAGGACGATGTTGGAGTAGACTTGGGAGAGAGTCTGGCCGACTTCTTTAGCTTGGACGAGCCTGAGGCTTGTTCTTTGGAAGCTGGCTTCTGTAGCGCCTGCGCAGAGTGAGCCACGTTTAAGACAATGGGGCAGCAGTAGCTGCCCTTGTTTGTCGTCCTTTGTTTTTACCATTGCTTCTTTTCACATGGCAGTTCTTGATTATTTTTCTGCAGTTGCCCGCAAGCGTCCTTGGCAAGCAGTGCCTGTCACCAAAGGTGATTTTGTGGAAGGCTCTGAGGAAACGATTTTCCGCGCCCTTGCCATTCGTCACCTTGAACTGCCTGTGAAGGACATGCTCCTTGAGGGCCTAGAGCGAGAACTTCCCAATAGCCCCGGCCTTATTGAATCCATTCATAGCAATATGGCCGACGAAGAGCGTCATGACGAAGCTCTCAATTACGTTGCTGCTGCCCATGGCACAAATGAGCAATCGGAAAAAGAAGCTTTTCGGATTCGCCAAGCATGGATCGACCATCCAGCCCATCCAATTCTCAAGGTGGCAACAATTGAACGCAGTTTGTTCTTTACAATTTTGCCGTTCTTTCGTTTCAATGGCGACAAAGGGTTGAGGACTGTTGCTAGTGACATTTCTCGTGATGAAATATGCCACTCGTTTTGCAATACCAAGATTGCGGAGGAGTCTGGGGAGGAATACAGCAGCAGTCTGAACAAGCTCAGAAAAATGACGGCGCTGTGGATTTACGATAAGCTTGATTCTTCGTCCAATAAATACTTGGACAAAGATTTTTGGCTTCGCCAGAGCGATAGCCTTTTTCTCAGTGGTAAAGCTCCAGAATTACAAGAAACTCGTGCCAGTACAGTGCCAGCGTTTTTTGAAACGAATGCGCTAAATCTTCCGGCATATGGAAGGTGACGAATAAAAGGTGGGTCGTCTCGGTTTTATCGCTAGACTATTGCTTCCCGCCAAGGAGTTAAATGTCCAAGCGCTCCAAAGACGACCCGTCTTCATCTTACAAGCGGAAACCACCATTACACGGTGATGGTCGATTTGCGGAAAGTGAAGTAATCAAAGATGGGCAGCGCATTTGCAGACGCTGTCAAACCTGGAAAAATTTTTCGGAGTTCGGCAAAAGCAAAATTGGAGTGGCCGGTATTAAAGCAAACTGCCGTCCTTGCGAAAACAAGATCGCTCGCGAACGCTATGCGAATGGCGAAACAAGAGCCCGAAGAAAAGAGCAAAAACGCTTGTACGACAAGGCTCGTTATGAACGAAGAAAAGCGGAAGGGGCGCAACTTGGCGGCGATCCTATTAAAGCAAGAACTCGAATGCTGCGGCGCAATTACGGGCTCACTCCCGAGGCGTATGACGCGATGGTGGAAGCGCAAGACAATCAATGCCTTATTTGCTGCGTCTCAGGGGAAGAAGTGAGAAATAATCATCTCGTTGTTGATCACTGCCATGCCACTGGAACGGTAAGGGGTTTGCTTTGCCCTAAATGCAATCTGCTTCTCGGTCACGCTGACGACACTATTGAACGACTAGAGCAGGCGATTTTCTATTTGCGTGATAGGGGTGAAGGTTAGGTGCTATGCTTGTCTGTGACAGAGGCCAAGCCCCTGTTTGAGCCGCTTGCGGCTGTTCACGCTTGGCCCATCTCTTGCTATGCTGATGCCACGGTCTAAGCCTGGCACTTGTCAGGGGCGGACCGTTCTTTTCCCTCCATTGCTCTGTCGATGGAGAGCAGCCAGCAAGAATGGGCACTGCGTCGATTCTAGTTCGGTCCTTTTCGAGCGTTGCTGGTTTGCGTTCCCGCACTGCATGGGCCGGAAATTTCCAGCCGTAGCATCGGGCTAAGTCCTGCTTGCAGGCCGGAAGGGACGCCTTCCGCTGGTATGGTTCCACCGACATGGACTTTCGAGCCCCACTGAAACGGACCAAACACCCCCTAAGCCTCTTAACAATGCTCAAACCTGGGGGTCACTTGCGCTTAAGTGTTGGCACACGCTAGGCAGATAGCCTAGAGTCCTGGAGTTCGATTCCCAGAAGCGCCCTATGGCTCGTTTTCGCATTGTTAGGCGTTCATCCTTTGTGCAAGCAGGAGTGCCCATATACGATGTGGAAGAGCGATGCTGGCTCTAGTGGGAGCCCAGGGGGACATTTACCACCGTCGACGAAGCAGAGCGTCGCGTTCATAGCCTGATAGAGGTAACTCCTATTTCAAGAATGGTGATCAAGGAGTACGACTGATGAGCGCCTTCGTCATTGGAGATAGCCACTGGGGACACGCCAAAAGCTTGTCTTTTGCGCAGCCCGATGGTTCCCCATTGCGTCCTTTTTCTTCGTGCGAAGAAATGGATGAGACAATGGTGGAGCGGTGGAATGCAGTGGTCAAGGATAAAGACACTGTTTACCATCTTGGCGACGTAGCGATTCCGCGTAGTGGGCTAAAAAACTTAGCCAGATGCAATGGGAGAAAGATTCTTATTCGCGGCAATCACGACACGTTCAAGCTCAAAGACTACGCCGAGTATTTTGAAGACATTCGCGGGGCCATGTTTCACCATGCAGGCAAGGCATTGCCAGGTGGTCTTATTTTCACGCACATTCCAGTGCATCCCGACAATCTTCGTGGGCACTATCTAGGTAATGTTCACGGACACCTTCACTGCCATCTAGTGATAAAAGATGGGCAAGTTGATCAACGATTTTTCAATGCCTGCGTTGAGAGGAACGATTTCACTCCTGTAGCATTGGATTTGATCGTCGATCACTTCCGCACCAATGTCCGAGGAGCGGCGAACTTTTAACACGCCGTTGCGTGAGCCTCTCAATCCCATTATCCATCGTCTTCTTCAAGCCATTGATTGGCACAATTCCCGCTATTTCGAGGATCACGATCCTTGGCACTTGGAAAAAGCGGAAAGCTTGCGAAGCTATGTGAGAGAACTAAAAAACTGGGTGAAGAAAAAAGAAGAAGGGTGAGGCAGAGTTTTCCCGCATTAGGGAATCAATGGGTGCGGCCCACGCTCTGCCTTGTTGTGAGTGCTTCAACTCACTCACGGAATCCCCAAAGCCAACAGTGACGAGGATGTTGGAGCGGGGAGAGACTGAGCCCTCCCCTGGCATGAATACCACTAGGCGCCTAGTGGGCTCCTGCAGGAAGCTTGAAAAGCTTAGCAGACTTCCGTCCAATACACGGCGGCTCCCTCTAGGAACAATCGCTTATTAACATGACGGGCCTCGTGAAATGGCACTTCCCACATCTCCCGCTGTCCATTACGAGAAAAAAATAGGCGCACCATTAGCCTTGAGCTTCGGTGAGTTCGATGTATTCGGCTCGCCATTGATGGAATGCTGCCCTTGCAAGGCGCACTTCCTCGCTATTGGGGCCATATAGCCTTCCACTGGCTTCAACAGCCCTGGCGGCTTCCACAGCAAGCTCCCAAGCTTCTTCGGCAGCAGGGTGAAGGACCATGGAAGGGAGGCATGGTTTCTTTAGTCTATCCCTGCAAATTCTGCATTGCTTTTACCACTTTTTCTGCATTGCGCAGTTTCGGCAGCAACGTAGGCTTGTAGGCATGTTCAGCCGCCAAGAGCTGCAGCGCTGTTTGCCTGTCCGCTTCAAGAAGAGCAAGAATAAAGGTTAGTTCTTTGTCTGTAAGTTCAACGCCAATCATTTTACAAAAATGCTGAAAAAGTCTGATTGGTGAAAATTCTAAGCGCTATCTAGTGAGGCTCCTTATCCAATCAATGTTGTCATCTTTTGACGCATCTAATACTGCTGCCGCAAGAGCAAAGCAATAGTCATCCACGCCTGAGTCTTTGCCGCCAGTCACTGCCCATTGACCACTTGCTCGATACAGCACGCTCAAATTTTTAAGCTGCCAGATGAGCTTTTTATGCGGATACAGTTCAATTAGTCCAGCATTGAACAGTTCGCGTAGCTTGCTGAAGGCTTTCATCTTGGTGCTGACTGACCATGAAAGTTCAGTAATGGGGAAATCTTTGGAAAGGTCTTGAATGATAGCAGAGCTATTGAACTGGTCAAGCGTGATGCTCTGGAATTCATAAAGGCGATGGTGCTCCTTAATCCATTCTTCCACTTTTGCAATGCTCACTTCCTTTTTGCCACCAATCTCAAAATCAGCGTCGAAAGTATGGAGCTTGTCCACGACAAGGCGTTCGCCTTCGTAGTGAATAATGCAAGCAATGTATTCGTCTCGGCCTACGCCACCACGAGCAGGGTCAAGAGAAAGGAAATAGGTGCCAGCGAGTTCACGCTTAGGGGGCAGCACTGATCTGTCTTTGTTCACCGCCACATCTACCACTTCAGGAGCCAGCAGCACAGAGTTGCTACGCCTGAACTGGGCGCCATATTCCACCCAAAAGCTTTCTTCGTCTTTCTTGAGAGCGTTTTGCAGAAAGGGGCAATCAAAAGGCAGATTAGGGTTGATGTCCCATGTGGGAATCTGCAATGCTTGCATGCCAGGGTATTCACCACTTTCTGCTTGCTTGAAATGCTCGTAGAACAAGCCACTGGTTAGCCATGGAGACGACAGTTCAATAATCTTGCCGTGCTTGCCGAACTGAGCAATAGAGGGGGACAGTGCTGTGTACATGGCTTCTGCGCCACGGTTTGCATCGCCGTCAATACTGAAAGCAAGTTCGTCCATGACCACAGCCACGACAGCTTTCCCTCGAGATGCTCGAGCTGAGGCGGGAATAGCTTGGAATACACAGCCATTGCTCAGTTCGATCTCCAAGGATGTTTCCCTTGTGATTTCTTGCTCTAGCGGGCTGTTGATAATGAGCTGACGAATGTTGTCAAGAGCAATCTTGGACTGCCCCAAATCGTTAGCAACCGTCACCACATACCACTTCTCTCCCTTGCGCACCCTCCGGCGGAAGTGCTCATCTTGACAAAAGGCCATGTAGGCAGCAGCCACTGAGGCCATGAAGGTCTTGCCACTCCTTCTTCCCATTGACCAAATGGCATGGTTGACATTCTCTTCAAACAGATTGTTGAGAATTCTTTGCTGCCTTGGCCACAGGGGCGTTTTGAGGACTAGCTCTGCAAACTCACTACACTTCAGCACGATATTTAGCCACAGCCAGTTCTTCCATGTTATGCAACAATTCCTTTGGAAAGAAATAAGCTGGTCTGTTGCGAGCCGGATCTGCCCAATACTGTTCGTCCATCGCTTCCTTTCCCCAGCACCATCCGTGGATGAGAGTGCGATGGTTTTCGATGGTCACCAAGACAAATTTCTTGTGCGGATCTTCATTGCGTTGCACGATAAGGTCGTAAGAATGTTTCGACCGGGTTTTGATGTCCATGCCGGGCAGGTCATCTGAGCCCCGCTTGGCTTCGCTTTCTTTGTAGAGCAAATGCTTGAGCCCTAGGTAGGAACCCACGGCCATTTCGCCCGCTGCGCCAAGCAAGTGGATTTCCAAGGCTTTGTCGCCACGAGCGGCGCCACGATTACGACCACGAAGCCCTTTTGTTTCATTCACGGACTGCCTCCGCTTTCCTTCCTCCATTGCCTGCTTTCGTTCCTCTTCGGAAAAGAAAAATTCAATAGGAGTGGGCATAACAAGACGCACGTCATGGCCATCATACACATCTTTAGAATGGAAGCAAGCCCATAATGTGAACAATGTCGGAAGAAGCAGTGGATCTTGGCCATGCGAACGAAGCTGGTCTGCGAGCGGACGGCCTTGCCAATGCGCTCACGGGCATGGGCATCAAAGGCCGTGACAAAAGCCTGCAAACCACTGCTCAGCCCATCGTCTTCCTAGCTCAAGAAGAGCTAGAGGCGCTGTACGGCGAATGGCTTCCACGCCGCATCGTAGACATTTATGCCGAGCAGGCCACCCGCAAAGGCTTCAAGGTGCTGTTTGGTGGCGAGGGTGCCGCTGCCGAGGAGGTGGTGGGCATTGAACAAACTATTGAGGATCTGCACATCCTCGAGAATTTCATGCTGGCTTCCAAGAATGCTCGGCTCTAT